TTATTGTGCGTATTGTGGCACGATTGGACCAGAAGGAGATACAAGACAAGTGGCAGCGCAAGAATGGAACCGCCGCGCGGGGGTGAAGGACAAATGACCCGCCCCGTAAATTTGTACGTGTGGCCTGTTCAGGGGTGGTGGCGCTTTCGGGAAAAAAGAGGGAGAGAAGTAAGGCAAGTGGCTCTGGCCGCTGGCGCGGTGGTATCTGGATCATACTCAGGAAGAATAAGCGGTATGGAAATAGATTTCTATACCTGTTGAAGATCGTTCCGGAACTGTTTGTCTGGGGAGGGGCGGAATGGACGAAATCACTCTTTTGGCTCGATCTCTTGATATTGTCGCGTCACGTTGTCCTCGCGGCTTGGCCGCCATCGTCGGTGACGCTCCTCCGCCATCGGAAGCCGAGATCGAAGCGGCTGCGTGCTGGCGTCCATCGTCAGAATTCACGGGCGGCGGCGGTGAAAGTGAAGGGCCTGTACCGCGTCTGACGTTTCGCCTTATCGACGTGACAGGTCCGATCGAGCGGGCAACATGGCCGGCTATCCAAAAAGCCGGGGCAGAGTTCCGCAGCGAGCATCGGCTTGATTGGGATGCCTACCGCCTGCACATTCTCCAGGTGTCAGCCCCCATTCGCTGGCGTGCCAGCGGCTCTGAGCTGAAGCGGCTTTCAAAAAAGCTTGATCTCAGCGTTCCGACGATCATCCGCCGCCGTAGAGAAGTTCCGCTCGCTATCGCTCGCGCGGTTGTCCTGCAGGGCTGTGTGCTCGTTTCTGAAAATCAGTGATAATGATATGATAATGATATTTTAATGTTATGATAATGAGACGATGTATAATAATAGTGTCAAAAATTATCAAGGCCGTCGACCTCGTTTGAGGTAGACGGCCTTTTGAGTGCGCGAGAAACGTTTAAGCGTGTATGCGTGTGAGTCCGAGTTCTTTGATGAGGGCTTCCTGGAGGATCTTGGAGACGTTGACTTTGGCTTTTTCGGCAGCGTAGTCGATCCAGCTGGGCAGGGTGACGTTGCGGCGGACGGTTTTGGTCTCGATGGAGCGGCGGTATTCGGCCGTGTCGGTATCGACGAGCGAGACGGTCCCAGGGCCGACATCGGCAAATGTGCCTTTTGAAACGTCGATCTTTTCGATTGGCGTCGGAGCGGGGATCGGCTCGCCGTCGTCTTCGAGGTCGACGCATTTCAGGTTGATCGCGTCGCGCGCCATGTCGATGGCGTTGCCAAGATCGGTCCCCTGAGTGAGGATCTCCAGATCGGGAACTTCGATAAGGTATCCGTCTTTGTCAGGAGTGAAGATGACCGGATAGATGTTTTTCATGGTGATCACGCCTTTCTGTATATTGTCAGGCAGGGGAGGTTTTACGCTCCCCGCCGTTTGAGGATTGCTTTTGCCAGGTTTTCATTGATGTCGCCGTGGCGTGGAACTTGTTCCTGTTCACTGCCTCGTTCATAGATGTCGTGGCTGGCGCCGTGTCTCTTGAATCTGAATCCCGCTGCTTCAAGTCGCTTGATGAATTCCCGCCGCTTCATTGCTGCCCCTCCTCTCAATGAATTAATTATACGCATTAAATACGCATTAGTCAAGCGCTGTTTGCTTATTTATAGGAGTAAATTTATGGAAGCCGTAGAACCAATCAGGCATAAAACTGATATTGAGAAGATGAAGCGTCTGCTGCGGATGAAGTCGCCGCGCGATTACGCGTTGTTTACGCTTGGACTGAATACCGGCCTGCGGATCAGCGATCTGCTGGCGCTTACTGTAGGCGATGTACTGGCCGGAAAGGGAACGCGCATACGCATTGCCGACAGGCTGACGTTGCGAGAACAAAAGACAGGCAAGCGGAGAAACATCATGTTAAACGACACTGTTCGCAGTTCCTTGAGGCAGTACCTGAAAACGCGCACGCGGCGCTACCCTGAGGATCCTCTGTTCCTGTCGCGGCAGCGTGAGAAGGACGGCACACTGCGGACGCTCTCCCGTTCGCAGGCGTACCACATCATTGTTGATGCAGCACGCGGCGCAGGAATTACTTCACGAGTCGGCACTCATACAATGCGCAAAACGTTCGGCTACTTCCTCTATAACAACGGCAAAGGCAAGCCGATCGAGTTCATCATGAAGCTCCTTGGGCATTCTTCGCCTGATGTGACGCTCCGATACATCGGCATCACGCAGGACGAGATCGACGAAACAATCATGAACTTTGCACTTTAGAAAATGACGGCCCCGCCGAGAACGGGCGAGAAGCTCCCTGTTTCGTTATCCAGGGTATTTTCCCCTTCATACGCACAAAGGATTTCATCCTGACGCGTCCTCGGCGCGTTGCCGCTGCGCTGTTTGTGAAAAAACATCTGAGTAAAACAAAATTCAGATATGGTGATGTCAGGGAGGTTTCCCATGCCCCTGCGGCCAGGTGAACAGTTCCTCAAAGCGAAAAAGAAAAAAGCCGATGCAGAATATAACAAATCGCGCCCCGCGGCGCATGATTTCTATGATTCAACCGCATGGCGCAAGCTGCGGGCGATGTACCGCCGCGCTCATCCGCTGTGTGAGCAGTGCCTGCGCGAAGGACGCACGACGCCCGCGAACGTAGTGGATCACATCGTCGAGATCGAAGACGGCGGCGCGCGGCTCGACCCTGCCAACCTCCAGGCGCTCTGCTACGCCTGCCACAACCGCAAGACCGCGCGGGAGCGGGCGGGAAGAGCATGGGGAGGGGGAGGTTAAAAGTTCGCAGCCCTGCCCGGCGTCGTCGGCGTGGGCCTCTTTTTTAGCATCCGCGAAATTGAAGGGCCGGGGGCACATTCAAAACGCAAAGTTATAAAACGTGTAAAACTTTTTCCTGTGTTTTTTTAAAAAGCGTAGCACGATATTTTATTTGTGAAAGTGAGGCTCTAAAATGCCTGCGGGAAGAAAACCGAAACCCAATGAACTGAAAAAACTGGAAGGGAATCCCGGCCATCGCGCTATTCCCGCCGGCGTGGAGCCGGAGACGCCGCCGGATTGTCCGCCGGCTCCGTCGTGGCTGTCGCGTGTAGCCAAGCTGGAGTGGAACCGCGTAGCTCCGGAGCTGCATCGCCTCGGCCTGCTCAAAAGCCTTGACATCCAGCCGCTGGCCGTCTACTGCCAGAGCTATGCCGACATGCGCAAAGCGCAGGAAAAGCTGAACAAGCACGGCCTCACCACCGTTCACGTCAACAAAGCCGGCGAGGAAAACCTTGTCGTCCGGCCAGAACACTATGTCGTCCAGGCCTGCGTCAAGCAGATCAAGGCGTTTTGCACCGAGTTCGGCATGACGCCCAGCTCACGAGCCCGCCTCATGCTCCCCAGCGAAAAGACTGCTGACGACCCGCTTGAGAACCTCATCCAATGATCGACAGACATCTTGCCGAGCGCGCTGTCATGTTTGTGCGCGCCCTCAAACATACAAAAGGCGAATGGGCCGGCACACCCTTCCAGCTCCGCCCCTGGCAGGAGACCATCCTCCGCGACCTCTTCGGCACCGTCACGCGCGACGGCCTGCGACAGTACCGCACCGGCTACATCGAGATACCCCGCAAGAACGGCAAGAGCGAACTGGCCGCCGCCATTGCCCTCTACATGCTCTTCGGCGACGGCGAACCCGGCGCGGAGATCTATTCGGCCGCCAGCGAGCGCAACCAGGCCAGCCTCGTCTTCAACGCCGCGGCCGCCATGGTGCGCAGCTCACCGACCCTGAGCAAATACAGCCGCATCATCGACAGCCAGAAACGCATCGTCTATTACAAAAACAACAGCTATTACCAGGCCATCAGCGCCGATGCCGCCACCAAGCACGGCTTCAACGCCCACGCCGTCGTCTACGACGAACTTCACACCGCGCCCAACCGCGAACTGTGGGACACCCTGGCCACCTCCATGGGTGCGCGCCGCCAGCCCCTCATGCTGGCCATCACGACAGCCGGCTGGGACCGAACGAGCATCTGCTGGGAACAGCATCAGATCGCCAGCCGCATCCTCAGCGGCGACTACAAGGACCCCACCTATTACCCCGTCATCTACGGCGCTGCCGAAGACGACGACTGGACCGACGAACGCGTCTGGAAAAAAGCCAATCCCAACCTCGGCGTCAGCGTCAAGCCCGACTTTCTGCGCAGCGAGTACAAGCGCGCCCAGGAAGTCCCCGCCTACGAAAACACCTTCCGCCGCCTCTACCTCAATCAGTGGACCAGCCAGGAAACGCGCTGGATCCCCATGGAAGCCTGGGATCAGTGCCCAGCGTTCGACCCTGGCGACCTCGACGGCGAACCGTGCTACATCGGCCTCGACCTGTCCAGCACCACCGACTTGACCAGCCTCACCGTGTGGTACCCCCTGCAGGGCGTCGCCGTCAATCACAACTGGATGCCCGAAGAGCTCGTCGAATACAAAAGCCGCCTTGATCAGATCCCCTATTGGGATTGGATCCGACAGGGCATCGTCGAGATCACTCCCGGCAACGTCGTCGACTACGGCTTCATCCGCGAGCGCATCCTCGACATCGCTTCACGCAACAGCGGCCTGCGCGCCATCGGCTACGACCCGTGGAACGCCACCCAGCTGATGATCCAGATCGAACAGGACGACGGCCTGCCCGTTGCCCCCATCCGCCAGGGCTTCCGCACCCTGTCGCCGGCGTCGAAGGAGCTGGAACGCCTCGTTACCGCCCGCTCGCTGAACCACCTCGGCAATCCGGCCCTGCGCCGCGCTGCCGAGAACGTCCGCGTCAAAGCTGACGAAAACGGCAACCTGCGCCCAGTCAAAAACAGCGCCACCGGCCGCATCGACCCGCTCATGAGCCTCATCATCGCCATCGCAGCCCAGCAGCAGACCGAAGGCGTGCAGACCGGCCCCAGCGTCTATGAAGAGCGCGGCCTGCTCAGCCTCTAAAGGAGATGAAATCATGACCATCAAAAACGCCCTTCGCACGCTGGCGCGCAAAAGCGGCATGCTCGACCTCATCGACGTGTCTCAGGGGCCCGTCGTTCCCGCGCAGACCGCCGCCGGCATCTCCGTCACGCCGGCAAGCGCCCTGCGCGTCGCTGCTGTGTACGCCTGCGTCGGATTGCTCAGCGAGACCATCGCCCAGCTGCCCATCCGCGTCATCCGCAAAAGTAACGGCAACAGCGTCGATCTGCCGGATCATCCGCTCGCGCAGCTGCTTTATCAGCGCCCCAACAGCTGGCAGACCAGCTTTGAGTTCCGCGAACAGGCCATGCAGCACCTCACACTCTACGGCGATTATTACGCCTGGAAAGTCCGCGACGGTTCCGGCCGCGTGCGCGAGCTTTTGCCCCTGCCGCCCGGCAGCGTCTCCGTCGTGCAGAACCCCGACTGGAGCCTGACCTATCATGTCAGCGGCGAACATCTCAACCGCAGCGCCACGCCGTACGAGATCATGCACATCCGCTACCGCACCCTCGACGGCATCCACGGACTTTCGCCCATCAGCTACGCGCGAGAGACCGTCGGTCTGGCCCTTGCCACCGCACGTCACGGCAGCGCCCTTTTCAAAAACGGCGCCCAGCCCGGCGGCGTGCTCGAACATCCCGGCCGCCTTAAAGACGAGGCCGTGCAGAGACTGCGCGAAAACTGGACCGCCCTGCACGGCGGAGACAACAGCGGCAGCGTCGCCATCCTCGAAGAGGGCATGAAGTACACGCCGCTGACGATGAGCCAGGAGGACGCGCAGTACATCCAGACACGCGAGTTTACCGTTGAGGAGATCGCCCGTATCTTCCGCGTGCCCCTGCACGAAATTCAGAGCACCGAAAAGAGCACCACCTGGGGCAGCGGCATCGAGGCCATGAACATCGGCTTCGTCAGCCGCACGATCCTGCCCTGGATCAAACGCTGGGAGACCGCTATCGCCTGGCACCTGATCCCCGAGGACGAGCCCGACATCACCGTCAAATTCAATCTCGAAGGCCTGCTCCGCGGCGACATCAAGAGCCGCTACGAAGCCTATCAGATCGGCATCAACAACGGCTTTTTGAGCCCCAACGAAGCCCGTGCCAAAGAAGACCTCAACCCCCGCGAAGGCGGCGACGAATTCATGACCCCGCTCAACATGCGCGTCACCGGCGACGATGAAGACGCCGGCAGCGGAGACGATACCACGGAAGGAGACCCGTTCAATGAGCCCGAAGATGATGACTAAACTTGACTATCCCTTAGAGATCCGCGAAGTCCGCGACGACGGCACCTTCACCGGCTACGGCAGCGTCTTCGGCAACGTCGACGCCTACGGCGATTCCGTGCAGCCCGGCGCCTTCGCCAAAAGCCTGAAGAACAAAACCCCCGCCCTGCTGTGGCAGCACGACAGTTCACAGCCCATCGGCGTGTGGGAAGACATCAAAGAAGACGAACACGGCCTGCTCATGCGCGGCCGCCTGCTCGTCGGCAAAGTTGCCCGAGCCACCGAAGCCCGCGAACTGCTCAAAGCCGGCGCCATTAGCGGCCTGTCGATCGGCTACGTGCCCGTCGAGTGGGATTACGTCAAAACCCCCAGGGACGGCGACGAAAAGGCCCAAAGCCGCGTCCGCCGTCTGAAAGAAATCGACCTCTGGGAAGTGTCGCTTGTGACCTTCCCGGCCAACGACGCCGCGCGAGTGACCGGCGTCAAAAATCTGGCGACGATCCAGGACGTGGAGGAGAGCCTGCGCGATGCCGGCTATTCACGCACCGAGGCCAAGAGCCTCATTTCCCGGATCAAAGACCTTCAGCGCGACGCTGAATTTAGATCGCACGCAGTGCAGAACGTCAAAGACCTCATCGAATATCTGAAAGGAAAGTGATCCCCATGGCAGACATGAACATCACGAACACCGAAGAGCTCAAAAACGCGCTCGACGCCCTCGGTACCGCCGTCAAGCAGTACAAGGACGAGAACGACAAGCGCCTCGAAGCCCTCGAAAAGGGCAAGTCTACCGCCGAGTACGACGAAAAACTCGCCAAGATCGAGAAGGACATCCAGCGCCTTGAAAAGGCAAAGAGCGACATCGAGGCGCGCCTCAACCGCCCCGGCACGGCCGGCTGGAAGCACAGCAGCCGCGCCGAAGCCTACCGCAAGTCGTTCGTCCGCTGGCTGCGCAAAGAAGACGAGACTCCCGCGGCCGGTTCCGGAGATGATTCCGGCAGCGGCAGCGACGATGCCGTCGAGACGGCACGCTACACCAACGTCACCACCGGCGGCGACGGCGGCTACGCCGTTCCCGAGAACCTGGACACGACCGTCTACAACCTGCTCCGCGAGGCTGTGCCGATGCGCAGCGTCTGCTCGCAGATCACGATCGGCGGCAACAACTACAGCCAGCTCGTCGGACTGCACGGCGCGACCGGCGGCTGGGTGGGGGAGACTGACGCCCGCGGCGCCACCGACACGCCCACGCTGACCAAGGTCAACGCCGTCATGGGCGAAATCTACGCCAACCCGCAGGCCACGCAGACCGCCCTCGACGACATCTGCTTCGACGTCGAGGGCTGGCTGGCGCAGGAAATCGCCGCCGAGTTTGCCGTCATGGAAAACCTGGCCTTCACCTCCGGCGACGGCCAGAACAAGCCCAAGGGCCTGCTTGCCTATGACACCGCCGCCACCAAGGACGGCACGCGCGCTTTCGGCACGCTCCAGTTCATCAA